TGTCAGTCCTATGATTTACGTTAAAATCGATACTTCTAATATTTCGCTGATCTCCAGTTCCTCTCCGTCCAATAAATATGTAATTACTATTTGGATTATTATTAGGAGAAAATAGCTCTAAAACATTGGAATAAGTATCACCAGTCAAAGCTCTTTTCTGTAAAATAAAACCACTGTTGATTGTATTTTTCCGACTACCTGAACCGTGGGTAAACACAATTCTCGAAGCGTCTCCTACAATCTTTCCATTTTGAGAGTAGGTATCATCAAACAAAGTCAGGTCGTTCCCCTCTAACTCAATTCGAGAAGGCAAGGCAGATGTTTGAATAAAACACGAAGTTATAACCGTTCCGGTTAAGATGTTTTCAGCTCCATGGTCTTCCTCAGAACCGTTGGTTCGACCTATCTTTCTCATTGAGTCGTTCCCTTTTTTGGGCACAGGATTAACCGCTGCGTAACTCGCGCCCTTGGTTGAGTCTTCTTGATTTGGATCTTTGCGAAGGAACCGGTCTTTTTTTAAGTTTTCTAGTTCCATTAATTTATATTATAGCCTTTAATTCTTAGGCTTAATATCTCAATCCCGTGAACAACAACTTGAGGACCTTTGGAATTACCCGCTAGTCGAAGTCTAACTACATCGAAATCTTCAGTATTAGTATTAGGTGAAAGTGAATTGTTTTTGTTACTCACGGTCATAAGAGGTAACCAAGCATTTGGTCCCGATTTCTGAATTTGATACGTTAGATTTGCTCCAGCGGCATTTTCTGAATACACATTAAGACCATCAAGAACTTTAATTTCACAGTACATTTCTGTGAAAGATTTCCACCGAGTAATAAACTCGTAATAGAAAGGCTGTCCGAAATCAGTGTCTCCGGTATCAAGCGCTCCAACTAGTCCGGTACTGGTCCCAATTAAGTGATTAATTGTAGTGCCGTTGTCGTAGGAAATCATGGCGGTAATGACGTTTCCAGTGTAGTCGTAGACTGTCCAGACTTGAGTTGATAGAGTGTATCGAAGAACACAATTTGAGAACACCACCCCCTCGACAGTAACTGATCCCACGGCCCACTCGACCGCATCGAAGCCATCGTAAACCCCTTTAATATCGCCGTAAGCTGCCCGAGGAATGGCTTTAACAAAATCAATAATCCGTCGAGAAATTTCCACCGGCTGAGACCCGTAATCAAACTGATAAAAACCAGAAGAGTGATGAAAGAATATTCCAGTCTTTGATTCAATAATTGACTCTTGAGAGAAGGTACCCACGTTATAAGCTGGGTACGCATCGATTGAAGTTGCCCCGTAAATTCTAAAAATACTGTCTTCAGTGAAAACAAGAAGCGCTCGAGGTACGCGGCACAGCGCCGTAAACGACTGACCGGTTTGTGGGGAAAGATTACTGATAAAATTTACTTGACTGTCGTAAGTTAGGACGTAAACATCTGGAGGAACAAATTGCACGATGTCAGTGTAATGAATCACTCCGAGTGATTTGTCTATTACCCAAACTCGACCCTCAAAACCAGCGTGGATAAAGTCTCCTTTTGGAAAATTAACAGGGACTAACTCTTGACCAAAAACTCCACCACTAGAAGTAGCTACTGGATCACCCCCAATTTCATTATTACCATTAACCATCCAAATATAATTGAGGTACTGAGCAAATCGAGGTTTTGAAACTTCAGCTAACCCTGACCTTCTAACAATCCAATTTGTTCCGTCCCAATTTCTTACTTGAGTTGTGTCGGCCGCGTACAAAAATCTTTGGTTTAAAGCATCACCTTTTGTTACAAAAGCTGCTCCATTTCCAGCTTCGCTCACTGCAGGCCATAGCCCTATAACTAAAAAGCTGTTCATTGCGACTGAATCTAGTGACTCAAGGCTTATTGCTCCCGTTGAAATAGATAATTTTTCCCCCCTTGTAGTTACCGCAAAAGTTATTGGGTCTACTGAAAAAATCTGACTGTAGGTATCACCAGAGCTGTCTTTCCAAAAGTTTACAAAATCTTCTCCAGTTCCCATGCTGACTGATGAATTTATAAATACACTAGTATTATCAAATACTATTGGAGTTCCAATTGTTGTGACTTGATATGTAGTAGTATTAACATTGAAAACTTGGGCAGTCCCATCATTTGAACTATCGCTAAAAAAACATAAGAAATGTTCAATGTCTCCGATTGATTCAAGTGAAAAATACTTATTTCCAGAAGATAGGGTTAAGGGTGTTCCTATTGCGGTAATGTTCCAAGTTGTAGTATTAACTAAAAAGACCTGAGCCTTGCTTACACCGGCAGACAACCAAAAAGTTAAAAATCTGGTTCCGTCACCAAGAGGAATAGATTCAATACTATTTGTATTACCTGATTGAAAAGTAAAAGGTGAGCCTGGTTGAGTAACAATAAAAGTCGAAAGATCTATTTCTAAAGTAGTGGCTATTCCATTTGTGTTATTAGTGTAAGAAACAACAAAGTGATTAGCGTCAATTTGAGCAACTGAGATAAAAGATGTTGAAGCGATCTCGAACTCTAAAGCTGTGGATATAGCGGTAACTGCCCAAGTTGAAGAATTGACTCGTAAAACTTGAGCAAAACCGTCAGAACCAGGTCCTGACCAAACTACTAAATAGTTACTGTTATCAACTCGACTTGCTTTGATGTACAAAGCGCTCGAGACATCAAATTCAAAAGCTGTTCCCAAGGGAACAAGTCCCCCCGTTAATAGATTTGTTTCAAAAACTTGAGCAAAACCATCACCATCTGTACCCGACCAAGTGACTAATAATCGAGTAGCGTCAATTTTTACAGATGAAATAAAAGTAGCAAAACTAGTGAATTCTCCCAAGATTCCTAATTGATTAATGTTTTCGTAGCCGTCAGGTCTAATGGAGTTCCTTAATTTACCAAAATTTTTCACGCTTTCTTGCAGTGAATCAGCGTAATTGGTCACTCCTAGTCTAGTCTGGATGGCCCCAACTCGGTCAAAGTTCATATTAACGGCTAACTGTACTGAGTCTTCTGGAGCAATTGTATCGTCAAGAGCGGCAGTACGAATAACTCCCTCAGTGGCGTAGGGAATTTTAATGTTTTCTATTTGCTGTAACTTGCTCATGTTCTAACGAATAATACATCCTCATTGGTCGCAGCGGAAGCGAGTCTTTCCCATTTATGTTTCCAGGGTTCGAAATGAAGTTCAGCCATAAACAATAACGCTTCTTTAAAGTCTGGATTGAGCATGATAGCTTCACGACACACCTCTCTCGCTTCGTTGCCTTTCTGGAGCTGGAAATAACCTCGAGCTAAATAAAGTAGCGCATCCGCTTTTTCTGGAGCCCAAGTAGCAATTTTTAGATACTTTTCAAAATTCGCGCACGCAGTTTTGTAGTCTGCCCGGTAATAAAACTCCCGAGCGTAATAGTACAAATCCCTCGGTGTAGCGTCTCCACTTTCTACCTGCTTTTCAAGAATCCGCATCATTCGATTAGGGTCTAAATCGTGAGCAGTACTGTACCCGTAGGTGATTACCAAGTCAGTTACATTTCTCTGAATCGGATGCAGTGTTTCGTGAGCCGCTCCAACCCACTGAACCACTCCGTTATTTCGAAATAATCGAGGTAGCAAGTGAGTCTGACCAGTCTTTTCGGCAGTCATTTGAACACTAAAATGTAACTGATCATCTGTCGCTAGAGCAATTATTTTCCTTATTTTTTGTAATCCTCCCTCCTCAAGAACCTCGTCAGCATCAATTGATAGTACCCAGTCACCAGTACATTTTGATAGAGCGTGGTTTCTCGCTTCAGCAAAATCATCGTTCCAAGTGTAGTCGGTATAAACTTTATCAGTAAACCGTTTAGCGATTTCAACAGTGTTGTCGTCGCTCCCTGTGTCACATACAATAATTTCATCAAACCCCTCCAAGGAATTTAATACTGTGCTAATGTGGTCTGTTTCATTTTTGACTATAAGACAAGCTGAGATTTTCATACTAGGAAGTAATTATGGTCGTATCTTGACCGGTGTACAGGTTCGCAAACAAAGCATCGACCAACTCTTCGAACTTCTTGTAGTCAGGATCAGACTGAGCCAGCGTAATATCTTTTCGATATTTAATGGCGTATCTCAGATACCATTTGTAAATTTCTCGATACGGTTCTCTCAGTTCTTGATACAAATCAGTAACCTCTCCGGATTTTCGGTAGTAATCAATGTACACATTTACTCCCTGCATTGAGCCGGGAATAACTCGGTCAAACACGATTCGGTCGTCATAAACAGTGTACGAAAAAGGTTGAGCGATAGTTGGACGTACCCAAATCTGAGTTCCGATAGGAATCTCTCTTGTAATACCAGTTACACCGGTCAATTCATTTGTGTCTTGATTAACCCCGGTGTATGCAATTTGCATCAGAATCTGACTGTAGGCAGTAGTGGCCACGGAAGCCACTCCAGCATTTGTTCCGAGCGGGAAATCTCCAGCACTTTCAAGTGGAATTGTGGTGGCTCCGATAGCTGCTACTGCGGTATTTTTACTGCCTCCGATGTTAAATGAAAGTTGATTCCACGACCGTTTATCGATGTATCGCAAGTTAAACGGAGCCAATACGTTCGAAGTAATAAACCGGGCCGCAAGAAGTGACCGATCTGACTCGTCAAAGTCGATATCATCGGGAAGGAGCGCAAAGTTGGTTCCAGCCAAAACTTTAATCGGATGTTCAAACTCTGACCGCCAAGCGTGTCGGATTCCGTACAGTTTCATGTCCACGTATTTTCGAGCATCGTTGATTGCCTCAAGACAGAAAGGAACAGTTATTTTATTGTCGTTTTCTGACACACCCATCGCTGACAAAACCGGAAGAACGACGCTGCCCACTGAATTAGTTGGGTAAGAAAGTACGCTGACCGGCAGTGAAAACTCTGATAATTCATCAGTTAGAGAGTTTTTCCACTGCAATTTGTAATAGTCAGACATTAAACCAACCGAGTCAAAGTGCACTGTTTTTTGTTGCGTTACAAAAAGAGAAAGAGTCGACAGTACTGAATATGTTCCATCTTTAGTAGCTGACTTTGAAATCACAACTTGGTCATAATTTATTTGAGACACCAAGTCTCCTCGATTGTGTGGCTGCTTTGTTGCGAGAGTGACAAAGTTCTGATCGGTGTGGCTCGCTGAGGTTACAAACTCTACGTTTTCGGCACCAATAGATCCCAGTAGAAGTAAAATCTCTCCGGCTGTAAAATCAATGGCATTGTCAACCGTAAGAGCCGTTGATCCAATCGCAAAGTTATTCGACAAATAAGTATACACGCTAGAGTTTAGCTGGTTTGGAATTTCAATAATGTTGCCAATATTGTGTCGAATTGTGATTTGAGGGAACATAAATAACTATTTACCGGCGTATGGTTCATTAGATTCCCCTTTGTTTGCGAAGTAAAAAGTAAAGGCCATTGAAGCGATAATCATGTATTGTTCAGCACTGATTTTACTCGTAAAAAGTGCGGCGTTGATACCCAAGGCCATCATAAGAAAAACTAACTTTGATGCTGATTGTAAAATATTTTGCATATATAGATTATACATTACTTTTTAGACTGAAAGTCTTTTAGTTGGTTTAATAATTTTTTTGGAGTTTGGTAACCGAGTCTCCCCATGTTCTCTAGTATACTAAT